CTTTTTGACCCACACTTTGCCATTCTGGACGACCCCCGAACGATTCCACGCACGGCTGACCTTATCTTTCGTTGTTTTTACCTCTTTGACCCTTATATATGGGAATGTCTTACGGATACGCTGGCAGAACTCTTTCTGGAACGCTACATCCTCTATGCCTACGATCCGGGGGTGCCACTGCTGATACTTCGCATCAACGATCCGGGCCCGACCATCGTAGGTCAACCGGGCCTTGTAGATATCGAGCACGTAGATCTCCCGGGCAAGGTGATTGATGCCGACAACGCACACCGCGAAGAAGTCGCTCTGGTCCGCCTCTCCAATACTCGGGTCAACGCCCGCATAAACCGCCAGACGCGATACATCTATTGCGCTGCCATCCGCCCGGATAATCCAGAGTTTGCCATCTTCACGGGTTTCCATCGTGTACCACTGGAACCAGTCGTACTGGAAGATGCTGCCTTTCTTCATCAGCTCCGCGTCGTTCTGGTACTGGAGGTTGAAGATCACATCGCCCAGATTTTCTTTGATGGTGAGCAGTCCTTCCGTGATCTTGCCAGTGACCGGATCGGGCCGGTCGTGCAGGGGCATGTAGGACTCCCAGATCGAGCACTCGTTGCCGTCCGCGTCCCGCTGGATTGCCTGCTGAATCTGGCAGTTGTACCCCAGCTCATCGATCATGGTCTGGTACAGATCGAGGAAGTGATACCGGGTGCCTATTACGTGCAACTCTCCTCCCGGTATCAGAGTGGGAAGAAGGGTCTGCTTGAACCATTCCAGCATCCGCTGCCTTCCGCCTTCAGTCCGTGCGTTCTCGAAGTTCACCAGGTCATCGCAGATAATAATGTCGTAGTGCCCGGAGGTGACCGCTCCCGAGTATGCCCCATGCGCTGTGATGGTGGCCTCTGTCAGGATCTTGGTCCGGCCCTTGACCTCAATCTGGTGATCGGTCCACTTATCCCCCGCGAGATCTCCGAAGTGCTTTTTGATGAGGTGGTGATGCTTCAAGGCGCTCTTGATGGTGCCGAGGAACCGCACTGCATGATCGTCCGTGTCGCTGACAACCAAGATCCTGATGTTGGGATCTTTTACGGCCCTCCATGAGGCATAACCCACGGTAACTATGCGGCTCTTGCCGGTGCCTCTCGGATCAAGATCTAAGGTTGTAGGGGTATTCTCAACATGAATGAGTATTTTCTCGTGGTGCGATTCTATGACGTATGAATAGATTTTCTTAATAAAATAGCGTGCGGAGTGCAGGAGCAGGTCTTTCTCATGCGCCTGTACCAGTTCCGCGATATCAAGTATTGGGGGCAATTCGGGCTCCTTTTGGTAAAATCACCGGGAGATATTGCCCAGAATCAGATATTGCCGGCAATGATATCCCCTATCTTCCGGGCGGCTTCCGGAGGGAGAGGAGTCACGATAGCCGCGCCGGGGGAAGTGCTGGGTGTTTTCGTTGTGTCCTTCACGAAAGAGCCGAGGACCTTGCCCTTCAGTTCGATGATCTTGCTCTGGTCCCGCAGTGCTTCAAGGGCCAGCTTATTATCAGGATCCGGGATAAGTTCATCGGGTTGATCCTTCCGTTTGATAATTCTCTTAAACTCTCTGGCTTCCTTGAAAATGGTCTTCTGATGGTTCTGGATCTCTAGGATCTCATTCAACAGTGCATCGGCTTCTACAATATCCTGCGCTTTCTGGGCTTTGGCAATACGTTCCAGCACATGACCGTTTTTCACATGCCGTGCAAGGGCATCTTCAGATACGCGGAATTTGGCTGCTATGCCGCGAATAGTCGCGCCTTCCATGACGAGCGCCGCATCGATCTTTTTCCGCGCTTTGTCCGCGCATATGGAACATTTTGCCATGACTTCTCACTCCCCCAGATACCCGCATCCCGGTGGCTTGTAGAAATTCCCAAACCCATGATACCGGGCACAGCTCAGCGGGTATTCGCTGGTGCCATGCAATGAACACCGGGTCGGATACTCTTCTTCCGGAGTTTCAACCAGGTTCTTGCAGGTATGCGGGATCAGGATGAATTCGCCTTTGGCATCTTCAAGGCATCCGGTGGCAATGAGCCATTCGTAAGTTTCCGGCGCCATGCCTTGAATACGAACCGGCTTATGCCGACAGCATTCCCCGCAGCGTTTGCAGTCTTTCATCCCTTGTGCTCCGTTTTGGCATACAATTTCCCATACATTGAACTGAACCCCACTACTTCGTACTCCTCTGGTATTGCGCCAATGTCCCGGTGCTGATCTTCAAGTGCCTTGACTTGGACATCAAGTTCATCAGTCTTCCGATCAATAATATTGATCATCCCGGCATGCTTTCTACGCTCGAAATCAAGAGAGTTAATCCGGTCGTTTATATGGTTGTATTCCGACGGGGTTTCGTTTTCGTGTTTGACGACCCCTCCCCAAAAATTGTGATCTTTGCAGCGGAAACAAAACCGCGAGAGTCCGAATATGGGCGATCTATGGCCGCATGTCTCGCAGGATTTTTCCTGGACCTTCACTTCTTTCTCCGCCACATCCTTTACTACATCAAACTCTCCCGCCATTATTCGGTTCCCCAGGTTACACATCGTTTTGACCATGAGTAAACTTCCGGGGCCAAAAGACACATCCGTTTCCTTTTGGATAGCAGCAAGGATCTTTCTTTTACTGAAATAAGTCTCCTTCATGCCATCATCTCCTCTTTTGTTACGACCGCATCCCATACAACCTTTTCCGGTGTGCCTTCCGGGAAGAACTGGCTCGCGCCCTGTCCCTCTTTCAGGATTACCCGGACTTCCTGGATCTCATCAGCGTATGAGTTGACCAGTACATCAAAGTCCCGCTGGTACGAGTTGAGCACGGTGCCGGGCGGGGCTGATGGGGTTTCCGGAGCGTTGACCGTGCAGAGATCCGTGCCATCTTTTCCGATCACTCTTATACGCTTTATTGCGACGGAGTACCGTGATGCGAGCGCCCGTACTTCATCAACGAGCGCCATGCTTGCCTCCCTTTACAGCCGGTGTTTTTGATGGGTCCGCCTTTGCGATCAGGTCTTTTGTCTGGGTATTGAGGGCATCTGCGAATTCTTTTTGAGACACCGGCAGCTGGTCCTCATCCTTCCGCATCCAGATCGGGTGTTCCACCATATAATAGAGCAGCGAGGGCGTGATGAGCAGGCCGGCAGTGTGCTTCGCAAACGTCACCTCATCTGGTCCTGAGTCCCAGAACGCCTTAAATGCTGTGGTCAATTCGCCATTCCTACCGCGCTGGATTACCGGATCGTTTCTCCGTAAGTCATCCAGCGTTGTGATTGCTTGGTCGAGGATCATTTTAAATCAGTACCATTGGTTCAGTTGGTTGTCCGACACGCGTACTCACTTTCTCCGGATCGGGAGTGTAAAGCGGGTACGAGGTGCCGCGAAAGTTAAGGCGGAGCCGGTCGGGATTCCCGGTTATGCCTTTGTTCATCAACGATTCTTTGAGCGAGGCGTAATCCTCATTGGAGATGAGCAGCGCTTGGGGTTCGATTCCTACCGTAAGGCACCGGTCAACTTTGCCAGAGAGGATCTGGATGATTTCAGCGGAAGTTCGCATCATCGACCATCCTTTTTCAGTTCCGAGATTTCGTGCTCCATTACTGCGATGCAATCCAGTTTTTCCAGTACCTGCATCTGCAAGTTCAGTACCGAGTCTTCCAGTTTCCGGATCCGCTTCGCGCCTTTGGCATCGCTGAGGGTTGGACCATGATTCATTTCAGCACGTTACCCGCGTTCCGTGAGGGCACCACTGACACGGAGAGTCGCCAGTGAGGGTTTTGCCAGCCATCATGTCTTTCATCGTTTGACAACCGGCGCACGGATCCATAGTGCGGAATGCAATCGTCGGGGATGTTGACGGATACTGCAATGGCGCGGGATTCTTCTGGCTTTTCAGTTCTGTGAGGATCGCTTCAAGGAGACTCACAATTTCACGATGTTTGTTTTCACGATCGCAACTTTCATTTCCAACTTGCATCTTTTTCACCTGAAAGCAGCCATCCGGAATTGAACCGGATCCTATCACATTGCTGTGCAAGTACTACCGTTATACGAAGGCTGCGCTTGTTTTCCCCGGTTGCCGGACTTCGGTCACTGATCCCCCATCACAGGGGCTTGAGTACCCGGCGGATGACCCGAACGGCTATTTTAGCCAGCCGGGGAACACTCCCAGACAGATTCGAACTGCCGTTTTCGGGTCCAAAGCCCGATATGATTGACCGCTACATTATGGGAGTGAAATTACTGTCCCTGTCAAGGAATATAGGAGGTGATATTGTTCTCAGAGATGAGAGAGGGCAAATGTGGAAAGTGCCATGAGATCCAAGGTGACGTGCGTGTGCTGCCTGATGAGTGTTCTCAATTCGATACATGTTTTCCTGACAGGGTAATTGGGGCCCGGGCGATTCGATCGCACCGTCTGGGTTCCCGTTGGGACACGGGCCCCGGAGTTCATTAAGCGATACCTGCCACTTTCAGCCCGCCGTATCCCATTATGAGGGCTGCCACGGTAGGCCACTGACACTTTACGACATTGGCAACCATTGCGGACGTGTTGAAGTACTGCGCCTCATCCTGCCAGAGCGTCGGGCAATCGGGCACCTGCCCGAGCGTGGGAGCCTTGAATCCCGCTGAGATGCCGGCAAGGAAGATATGCCATTCTCGGTACGTCGAGCAAAAACCATCCGTTTCTCCGGTGAACTTCCCGATCAGTTTCCCGACGAACATACCCTCAGCACGTTCACCGGGGCTGTCGTATGGGTCGTACTCGTAGCCGGGCCGGCCTGTGACTGTGGTCGGTACTGGGGTGGAATATGCTGGAGTGGTGGTGGCTGATGTGCCACTATACTGGGTGCTCGTGATCTTATCGGCGTCAGCCATACGAGTTATTCCCCCTCTTTTATTGCGGTTATCTCCCAGACTGAGATTTGATCATATACTGCAATGATCACGTTATCAATTCCATCGATAACAATTTTGTCTCCCTTCTTAAAAGGGCATGGGATTTCTTTTCCGCACCTGATTATAGTAGTCATATGAGGATTATTCCCCCTCATCTGGCGGGGGAGCGATGGGGCCCTTCTTGATCTCGAAGGAGAACTCCGCGATCTGTCCTCCGGCTTCGGGTGAGAAGTCGCGGGCCGCAAGGATCTGATCGGCTGAAGCGGTGCCGGACAACGGGGATCCGCGCGGGGCAACCTTGACGGTTACGGTGTGCTTGCCGTACTTAGAGTACTGGGTGTAGCCGGGGGGCCGGGCGGTGCCGAACCATACGATGCCACGGGTAGCCTGATCGACCGGGTAATCGGTGACCTGCTCAATGATGTGGGGATCCCGCAGGGTGGTCTCCTTTTCGTTGTCGAAGATCACATCGATGATCATGCTGTCCTTTGTCGGCGCTGTCGGGCCGGTTGCGATCTTCAGGCCGAATATGATGCCGTTCGGCAGGCGCTGGAAGATATCGCGGTAGATTGCTTTGAGCGGTAGATAGTCTCCACCTGCTCCTGAATACCCGGCCATGAAAAGGCCAATTGGGGTTGAGATTGGGTTAACCATAGTTGTACAACTTCCTTTCCCGGTGATGGTGCCGGGGCACCTTAACATACGATAATTGATAGGGGATGATTATATAAGTTTCTCTTCTATCTTTCCATCGATTCTGCGAATGGTTGGGGGATTGATATACATCCCTTTTCCACTGAGGGGGAAGATCGCACCGCGTTTCAACAGGTACAGCATTCTTCTTACGGTGGTTTTTGTGCGTTTTTTCACGCTCCCATCCTCCTTTTGATTTCTGCCAGCAGTTCGTCTGTGGTAAACTCGCGTATGTGTTTCGCAACCGATGGGTAATACATCGCGCTACCATTTGATTCGATGGTGTGGTACTGGCATCCCCAACAATTGAGTTGTGGAGCGGTGCGGTTGTTCATTGGGCAGGAAGTGAATTGCGGTTTTGAGCATCCCATTATGCCCCCCTCCCATTCATCCGTTTCCATTGTTCTTTTGATATGCATTCTGGGCAGAGATCCCGGATCTCCGGGTTGGCTGCATCGTACGGCAGCGGGAGCGTGTAGGTACGACCACACGCACATTGGCGGGATTCGCTGGTCATAGTTTTTCACCGGTCGCCGTAATCCCCAGAAGGCGCTGCACCGAATCCTTCCACCTGATCTGTGGATTGTCTTTCAGGGATTCATAGACGCGCTGCATGTTCTCACGGCTCTGGATCTTGATCTGCCCGTCCTCTTCGGGGATTGATGGGTTAAGTGCGTAATGGTTCATGCTGCCGATCCAGATATCTCCGGTGATCCATCCCATTAAGAGGCTGTCGATCATTTCTTTAGGGTTTTCCATCAGTAATGGTTCCATGCTTATAGAGACGCGATATTCCATCGTTCTGGCCCGGGCTATGCACATCAACCGATCAGATGGTGACGGTGCGCCGGGTTCCCAGTACGCGGCCACCGTATCGTCGTTCGTGCCGATGGTGAACCGGAACTCGATATGATCCTTATAATCCTGAAACTGTTCGCAGATCCAATGGATTGCGGCATATTCTGGCTTTGATACGATCAGAACATCATTGCCGTTCTCAAGCATCTCTTTCAGGAACGGTCCCCACCATTCGACATGCTCAATATGGAGGTCGTGCGTGGTTGGGAACATTATCTCGCCATCGGCTTTCTTGGTTGATTGCTTGATCTTCAATAGCCGCATCTCGCTCCAATCTGTCGTTTCTCCCGGGTTATATCGGGCTTCCCGATCTTTTCCGTAACAATACCGGCAGTTGTTTT